TAATGCAAATACTACCCTCTACTGCTAAAGATGAATTCAATACATCAAGTCAAGAATTATTTGATCCCTATGTGAACGTAACCGTGGGTATTAAATATCTATCACATTTAAATAATCACTTTGAAGATATGAATGGTACACTTACAGCTTATAGTCACGGACCGACCATTACTAAACAATACAGTAAGGATTATATCAATACTAATTTTTATGTCAAGAGGGTTTATGATAACATAAAATGAAAATCTTCACAAAACTATACAGATATCTAATACGTAAATTTACCAATAGATTTGTTAAAAAAACAGTATGGGTGTATAGTGCTGATGTGTGTAAAGTTGATGAAGACGGCGGACCTTATGAGGTTGATATAGATGCCTTTAAGTAAATTTGGTAGAAGACATAAACATACGTTTGGTAAGAAGAAAGAAAAATGGGATGGTGATTTTCGTAAACCACCTAAACCTAATTCTTACTACGTTCAAGAAAAAGGAATATGTCGTTGGTGTGGTAAAAAAATTATTGAGAATAAAAAACACAATACTCGTAAGACGTGGCATCAAGAGTGTGCTACCGAGTACATGATTATCTATCACTCTGGTGAAGCTAGAAAACATATATGGAAACGTGATAAAGGAAAGTGTAATAATTGTGGAGAACAATGTACAAGACGTGGATGGGATTTAGATCATGTTAAACCATTGATGGAACAAAAAGGAATCAAGGGTAATAAGTTAGATTGGTCATACTATAAGTTACAAAATATGCAAACCCTATGTAAACCATGTCATAAAATAAAAACAAAAAAAGATATAAAAAATAAAAAAAAGACTTGACTTTGATTGAAATAATTTGTATATTGTATAGGAATAAAAAAAATAGGTTATCGTTCTCCAAAGAATTTGAATCTCTAATGAGATTCTTTATGGGTAAGGTTCTTTTTTTCCTTTCTTCCTTACCCTAAAATTTAATTAACAATGAGGTATAAATCATGAAAAAAACAAAACTAAAAAAAATAAAAATAGACTTATCACAATTTATGTTAAGTGATGCTGATAAAAAACAAATGAGATCACTAGATAAGGTGACTATAAAAAATGATCCTAATTATAAAGCTAATAAAAGAATTAATCTCGAATACTATGATGATGAAGATGAAACGGAAGATAACATTTATTAATTGTTTTTAACTATAGGACTCTATTTATGAATATGAACCCTACACGAGATCAACTTTTTGATGTAATAGAACTAATGATGAATAGACTAGATAGTCTTGAAATAGAACAAAAAAAACAAAAAGAATTTTCAGTTCAGATTAAAAAAAGAGTTTTAGAGTTAAACAATTTTATAAATGATATAATGGATGTTATTGAAAACATGGAATATGTTGAAGATAATACTTTACAGGACAAAGTTGCTAAGTATGCTTCATTGAGAACAAAGGTATTAGACTCTATAGATAAAAAAGAATTGGATGAATCTGAATATGATTTATTAGATCATATTGTAGGAGAATCTTAATGTTTGGAGATGACGTTATTTTATTATTAGAAGAAATAAAGGCCATTATAAAAGAATCAATAGATCAAGACGAAACAGGTTACTTACATGAGGTATTGGAATTAATTGATGAATACCTTTTAGAAGATAATAAAGACGAACTTTAATTGTTACATTTAATAATAACCATATTACTTGGGATTACCACAATCTTTTTTGGAACTGTATTGTTCTACTCATTAAAACGTATAACCAATTACGAACAAATAATTTTAAATATAAGTAGTACCATAGACTTAATAAAACATCAACTTAAAATAATAGACGATAAAGGAAGCTTTGAAGCTGACGATGAAGTAGGTTTTTTCTTTCAAGAGATAAAACACATTAGTCATAAATTAGAACAAATATTTGAAACAGAGGTTGATGATGGCAATCAAGAAAAAGAGAAAAAAGAAAAGTAAGATTTATTTCGGTACACCTGTACATAATGCAATTATAGAATATAATCACTCAGACGATTATAAATTTAGACACAGAATATACACCGAGGAAATTCATCCAGCTTTCTTAAAGTTAGCTGAGAATATAATCAATACATTTAAGTTTAGTTACTTTGATTATCCCTTTAGAGATTTACAAGAAGAGGTTGTATCTAATCTCGTGATCAATATACATAAATTTGACGAAACAAAAGGTTCAAAAGCCTTTAGTTATTTTAGTGTTGTAGCTAAAAATTACTTAATACTAAACAACAATGCTAATTATAAAAAGAAAAAAATACACGACAACATAGATCGTCTATACGATATGGGTGTTGATGATGATGAGATATACAAATCTCCATCCTATGATGTGTTTGACAAGACAATAAATTACTTTGATAGTAATTTAAATAAATTATTCCCAAAAGAAGCGGATAGAAAGGTAGCAGAATCAATTATTTATCTGTGTAAAAACAAAGATGCTATTGATAACTTCAATAAAAAAGCTTTATATATAATGATTAGGGAAATGACAGATGTAAAAACTTCTAAAATTACCCAAGTATCCAACGTATTTCGTAAGATATATCCTAAGATTCAACAACAAGTACTATCAAAGGGACATATAGAAGATTTAATACAGCAAACTGGATCGCTATAACTTTTTTTCCATTCTATATTTATTAGTAGAATGTTATGGAAAAAGACTTTAAAATATTTGGTGATAAGAATTTCTCTGATCTCTCTAAAGAGATATATGATAATTCTGTATTAAAGAAAACTCAGATTGAGCTTTTAGTACAAGAGGTACATGGTTATATACAAGGTATTGAAGATATAGCTATTGTCGGTCCTATACTGAAAGAACTTCTTGATGTTGGTGTTAAGAATGACGACAACCTTTTAAAATTAGCTACTGTAATTCAACGGATAATGAACAAACAAGCAGATGCTGTTGATGATGCATCCTTGTTAAGTGATGCTGAAAAAGAAGAACTGATGAATTCATTAGAAGACGCAGCAGCATCATTACAAAATAAATCAGATGAATTAGATCAAGGTGTTAGTAAGTTAAGAACGAAGGTTGAGAGTTAATGTCATTACGTAGAAACTTTAAGAATAAATTCAATCAAACAAAAGATTCGGTATTATTACCTGAATTGGAGTTTCACTTAGGTCATGTTGAGAAAGTATTTACTGAAGAAAGTGATATAAGTTTTTTAATAGGTAATGAGGGTTTACCTAAAGTTGGTGATGTAAGTCAGGTTATTAGTATAACACCTAGTAAATCTTTACTTCCAACTAGAAAAAGAAAACTATACGCTCAACCATTATTACGTGGTATCAATGATTCTATAACTCGTGGTGATGCAGTAATGTATGTTAACGTAGAGGGTATTTTATTTTATCTAGGTCCTTTAAATACCACTAATAGTGTTAACTATACACCTGATCACACCAGTAATAGAACGAATACAAAGTACGATGATGAAAATGGATACAGTACATTATATCCTAAAAGATACATTAACAAATTAAGTAAACCATTTGCATTAGACCCGACACCATACGTACCGATACATGAGTCTAAATTTACCGATTTAACATTTGAGGGAAGACATGGAAATTCAATTAGAATTGGATCAAAAGCTGTTAGTCCATTAATAACCATTTCAAACAACAGATTTAGATCGTATGAATCAACTAGTGATGGTTCTAATATTTCAATGTTTTCTAATGGTTCATTAAGACAACATTTTTTATCTGAAGAGGGGGAACGATATAATCCAAGTTTATTTTTATTATCAAGTGATGATAGGATACAAAAAGAATTAGAAGAAATAAAAGAAGGTCAATACTCAGGATATTTATTAAATTTTGGTAACGATAGTGAAGAAGAAGTAAATGAAGATGTATTTGATTACGAATATTCTAATGATCAAATGATAATGTTTTCAAACAGAATTACTTTTAATGCACAAAATAATGATTTAACATTTTCAGCATTTCGTAATATAAACTTCGGTGCTGGTAGAAATTTAACTATTACAAATAAAGGATTCTCAGTTATTGAATCTAAGAATATTTATATAGGTAAGGCATCCAAAAACAGAGAACAACCTTTGGTGTTGGGTGAAGAATTAAGAAAATTATTATTAGATATGATGAATTTATTTAAAAACGCAAATGCACTGGTACAAGGAGTACCATTACCTCTCGTTGATAGCGGTGGTGCACCATTATTAGGAACGAGTATTGTACGAAACATAACCACAATAATACAAGAGTTAGAAAAACCTTATGAACCAGGTGAAGTATCATCTGATAGAACAAATGGTGGAGGTCCTAACTTTTTTAGTAATCACCATTTCATAGAACCAAACAGAACGTAGGAGTAAAATATGAAGTTATCTTTATTTAAGAAGTTAATAAGAGATGTAATAAGAGAAGAATTAGATTATAAATTTAGCCGACTTGAAGAAAAGTTAAATGAAGTAGTAGTTAGTAATAACATTAATTATATAAAAGAAGATAAGAGTGTCAGGACACAAGATAGAACCTACAGAAATCTAATGGAAGAAGAATCGATTCAACCAAATACCAACAGAATATCCAATAACAACGTTTCTGTTCCCAAGACAAACAACAAAGTATTGGATTCTCTATTAGCTGAGACAGCACAAGGTGATGAGTGGAAAAGTATAAATAAGGAAGCATCAACTAAATCGGTTCAAGATAATGTTCAACAATTACCTGATCATTTAGCAAATGCATTCACTAAGGATTATTCCCAAGTAATGAAAAAAGCAGATGAAAAATCAAGGGGTGGAATAAAAAATGGGGCTTGAAAGTAACATAAAAGATGCATTTTTAACTAATTTATCATATACGGATAATCAAGGTAAAGAGGTACGTCCAGCTGAAAATGATCCTAAGATAGATCAGTTAGCAAAAGATATATCAAATGCTATAAAAAAATTCATTACAGCACAAACATTTACAATAGAGGATGCTGAGTGTACTATTAACATACCACCAGTAGTCAGTACCGTGGTTGGTGTGGGTGGTTTATTTCCAGGACCTGTTAGTGGTACTGCTACTAGTCCACCAATAATTGCAAATGCTGTAATTAAATCTGCTGCATTGGGTACACCATCAAACGCATCTCCGTTAGCAGCTGTTAAATCTCAACAATCAAAAGTACAATTATTAGAACAAAACGTAGTGGACGGATAAGATGCCAATATTAGACAGAAGAAAAAATCAATTTGTTGAAGATCAAGACACGCGAGTAAGTGTTGGAATTGATTTTCCTTTTGCTCGAGTACCTGATCAAGATGGTTATTTTAAAACCACTAAAACAACAGTTGAATCAATAAAAAGTAATATAAGATTATTACTATTAACTCAAAGGACTGAAAGATTATTTCAACCCTTTTTAGGAGTAAATTTAAGAAGATTTTTATTTGAACAAATAACAGAAGATACTAATGTTCAGATTGAAAACGATATAGTGGATACATTTGAAACTTGGCTACCATTTGTTGAATTACAAGATATACAAATTAACGCAGATAGTATTAATGCAGATCAAAACAAAATTAAAATTAATATAGTATTTAGTATAAGGAAAGCACCTGGTTCATTAGAATCTGTTGGTGTTGTATTGGAGTAAAATAATGGCTTATTCGGACAAACAAAAATTTATACCATCTAACATTAACTACACTAGTAAGGATTTTTCTAGTATTAAAGCAGACCTAATAGAGTATACAAAATCTTATTTTCCTGATACCTATAAAGACTTCAATGAAACATCACCTGGTATGATGTTGATAGAATTAGCTAGTTATGTTGGTGATGTATTAAGTTATTACATTGATTATCAATATAAAGAAAACGTATTAGCAACCGCTACTGAAAGAAGAAACGTGGTTAGACTAGCAGAGTTTTTAGGATATAAGGTAAACTCCTCAACACCAGCTTTAGTTAAATTAAAAGTAACTCATGATGTAGGAGTTCAAGGTGACAACAATGATCCTGATTTAAGTAACTTACCATTGATTGACAGAGGATTAAAAGTTCAATCAAATGTAAATTCAGATTTAATTTTTGAAACACTAGGTGAGATTGATTTTACTTTGTCAGGTTCATCCGATACACCAGCAATAGGAGCTCCAACTAGTTTTGATGCTAATGGATTAGCTAGTGGTTATACATTAACTAGATTTGTAAAAGCTGTAGCTGGTGAAACAAAAACAAAAACATTTAACATAACAGCACCTACTAAATTTTTAGAGTTAGACTTAGATGAAACAAATGTTAGTGAAATAATAAATTGTACAGATTCGTCAGGACAAAAATGGTATGAGGTTGATTTTTTAGGACAAGAACGAATACTAAAACAAACTCATTACTCAAATGATTCGGAACGTGGTAGTGGTTATGATCAAGGTGAATTAACAAATGATGATAGTGATGTGTCTATACCTTATACACTAGAGTACATAAAGACAAATAAAAAATTTACAACTAAAATCGATCCAGATGATAATACTACTAAAATGCAATTTGGAAATGGATTGTATAGATTTAATGTAACTGGTTCATCTAACTCTAGTATATTTTCTATTATAGAACAACAAGGAATAAATCTAGCTGGAGTACCTGCTTCTGTTATAAATGCTAGTGTTAGTAATTTAGCTTCAAATAATTCTTTAAACTTAGGTGAGATTCCAAACAATACTATTTTAACCGTCAAGTATAGAGTTGGTGGTGGTTCAACATCAAATGTTCAAGCAGGAGAATTAACCACAATATTGAATTCATCTGAAACTATTAATGTCAATAACGAAGAACCAGCTAGTGGTGGAACTGATGGACAGACGGTAAAAGAAATAAAAGAAAATGCAAAAACTTATTTTAGTACACAATTAAGATGTGTAACAAAAGAAGACTATACTGCACGTATATTAAATCTACCAGCAAAATTTGGTAACATAGCAAAAGCTTATATAGAAAGGGGTGGTGATAGAAATACATTAAATATAAGAACTTTATCTTACAATCAAAACAGACAATTAGTTCAAACACCATTATTAGTGTTTAATAATTTAAGAACATATCTTGAACAATTTAGAATGATAAACGACATATTAGATTTTGGATTTTCATTAGATGGTACTGGTACTGATGTTAAT